AAAAAGCGAAACAAGTCCCAACCCCATCTGGCTACCGCATTATGTGCGCAGTTCCAGAAGTAGAAGAGGCTTATGAAAGTGGGATCATCAAAACTGATGCCGCAATTAACTTTGAAGAAAGATTAGCAACAGTCCTATTTGTAGTAGCGCTAGGGCCAGACTGTTATTCAGACAAAGACCGCTTTCCATCAGGACCATGGTGTAAACAGGGTGATTTTGTATTAGTCAGACCAAACTCTGGCACAAGACTGCTTATTCATGGCCGTGAATTTCGTATGATTAATGATGACTCTGTGGAAGCCGTAGTTCAGGACCCACGTGGCATTAAACGTGCTAACTAGGAGATATAAATGGCAGAACAATATAAGTTTCCCGATGAAATTGAGGCCGAACAAGCCAAAATTGAGGTAAAAACAACTACTCCAGACGAAGAATTTACGTTTGAGATTGAAGACGATACCCCTCCAGTAGACCGCAATAAGGCTCCAATGCCTAAAGAAATTGTTAAAAAACTGGAAGAAGCTGACGAAGAAAACGAAGAATTAGACCCAAAAGCCCAAAAAGAACGCCTTTTACAGTACAAAAAGGTTTGGAATGATGAGCGTAGGGCTAAAGAAGCTGCTGAAAGAGAGCGCCATGAAGCTATTAATTTAGCTAAAAAAGCCCTTGAAGATAACAAAAAGCTACGGGATATGTACACCTCGGGCGAGAAAACCTATATGGAAACGGTGCAAAACTCTGCAGGATTAGAGTTGCAAAATGCACAACGTGACTATAAAGAAGCTCTTGAATCTGGTGACTCAAACGCTATTGTTGACGCACAAACAAAGCTAAACGAGGCTTCGTATCGGTTACAGCAATCCAAACAATTTAAGCCTAGTGCTTTACAAGAGTTTCAAAATGATGTACAAATGCAACAGGTGGAAGAAAAACAGCCCAAGGTTGACCCAAAAACTCAAACTTGGTTGGATGAAAATCCTTGGTATGGCACCAAAAAAGCCATGTCTAGTTTTGCTGTTGGAATCCACGAAGAGTTAATTGATGAGTATGGTTCATCTATTGTAGGCTCCAATCAATACTTCAAACGGATAGATCAAACTATGCGCAAGAAGTTCCCAGAGTACTTTGATACTTTGGAAGACAACGCCGACGCCCAAGAAGAGACTCAAAAACCTGTTCCAAAAGCGAAACCGACTAGCATAGTTGCCCCTGCGACACGAAGCACGTCCTCTAAACAGGTCAAGCTGAAAACGTCACAAATGGCGCTTCTTAAAAAGTTAGGTTTAACCCCTGAGCAATACGCTCGTGAGCAACAAAAATTGGAGAATCAATAATGGCTACAACTAAAGCTGCATCAAGAATTACTCGTGAATTAGACAACCGTGAACTGACTGAGCGCCCTAAAGCATGGCGACCACCAGAGCTTCTTCCAGAACCTGATAAAGAAGCCGGTTATTCGTATCGTTGGATTCGTGTTTCGATGCTAAACCAACCAGACCCAAGAAATTTATCTGCCAAACTCAGAGAAGGATGGGAACCTGTACGTATCGAAGAACAACCCAAATTTAAACTGCTAGTTGATCCTGATGGACGTTTTAAAGACAACATTGAGATCGGCGGGTTATTGCTTTGCAAAACTCCAACTGAATTTGTAGAACAGCAGCAGGCTTATTATGCTGATATGACACGACAACAGGCGGAAGCTGTAGACAATAATTTAATGCGCCAAAGTGATGCACGCATGCCTATCTTTAAAGAAGGTAAATCGACATCTAGTTTTGGTAAAGGTAATTAAATTTAATTAGGAGATTTAAATGGCTTATCCTACAATTTCGGCCCCTTACGGCCTAAAGCCTATTAATCTTATTGGTGGTCAAGTTTTTTCTGGATCTACACGCAGTATTCCTATCCAGTACAACTTCGGCACTAATATTTTTTATGGCGATGTAGTTGGTATTTCCCGTGGTTTTATTACACGTTCAACAGTCACTACCGGTGCTTCTGCTGTTACTGGCGCTGCCGCTAATGGTACTATTGGTGTTTTCTTGGGTTGTTCTTACACCGACCCTATTACTAAACAAAAACGCTATAGCCAATACTGGCCAGCAAGTACACTAGCTGGTGATGGCGTTGCTATTGTTGCTGATGATCCAGATGTTTTGTTTAAAGCCGCTGCTGTTACTACTGCTGGTAGTTCTGCAATTGGTTCTTATGCAACTGCAATGATTGGTCAAAACGTAGCTGGTTCAGATCAAGCTGGTGACGTTAACACTGGTGACTCGCTAAACGCAATGTATATTGGTACTGTAGCTAATACAGCATCTTTACCATTCCGTATTGTTCAATTAGTCCCTGATACTGCTACTTCTACTACTGCTACATTTACTTCGTCTGCTGGTACCGGTTCAACCGTTACTTTGACTACTTCTGCTATTCCTTCAGCATTACCAGTTGGTACAGAAGTTGGTTATTTAGCAGCTAATGGTCAGTATGTTGGTACAGGTTCTTGGGTAAGTACAGCAGCAGCCGCTGGTGCAACTACCGTTCTTTTGAACTACTTACAAGTAACTGTAAACAGCCCAACTGGCACCACATCAACCGCAATGACAATCCCTGCATCTAGCACATTAGTATTTACTCAATATCCGGAAGCGATCGTTAAGTTCAACTTCGGTATCCACGAGTACTACAATACTGCTGGCCAGGCTGTATCACTTTAATCTAAGGAGCTTTTAAATGGCTATTTCACGTGCACAACTATTGAAAGAGTTGCTCCCAGGTTTGAACGCATTGTTCGGATTAGAGTATGCTCGCTACGGTGAAGAACACAAAGAGATCTACGAAACAGAGACCTCTGAGCGTTCTTTTGAAGAAGAAACAAAACTGTCAGGCTTTTCTGCTGCACCAGTCAAAAACGAAGGCCAAGCCATCGCTTACGATAATGCACAAGAAGCATGGACAGCTCGCTACAACCACGAAACTATCGCCCTTGGCTTTAGCTTGACTGAAGAAGCTATCGAAGATAACCTCTACGATTCTTTATCAGCTCGCTATACTAAAGGTCTAGCTCGTGCTATGGCTTATACCAAACAGGTTAAAGCTGCTGCAGTATTGAACAACGCATTTAACGCCGCTTATACCGGTGGCGATGGCGTATCACTACTCAACGCTTCACACCCATTGGTTAACGGCGGTACTAACAGCAATGCCCCATCTACTCCTGCTGACTTGAACGAAACTGCGTTGGAAAATGCCGTTATTCAAATCGCTGCTTGGACTGATGAGCGTGGTCTGTTAATCGCTGCTAAGCCACGTAAGTTGATCGTTCCACCTGCACTACAATTCGTTGCAACTCGTTTGCTCGAAACAGAACTGCGTGTTGGTACTAACAACAACGACATCAATGCAATTAAGAACAATGGTGCAGTTCCAGAAGGTTACACAATTAACCACTTCTTGACCGCAACTAATGCTTGGTTCTTGACAACTGATGTACCTAATGGTTTGAAACACTTTGTACGTACACCACTCCAGAATTCTATGGACGGTGACTTCGATACTGGTAACGTCCGTTACAAGTCTCGTGAGCGTTACAGCTTTGGTGTATCAGATCCATTAGGTGTATACGGTTCTTACTAAGAACTACCCCCCTGTTGGTTTAGACTGATAGGTGCAGCCCCCGCCCAAAAAGCGGGGGTTTGCTTTTATAGGGCAAAGTTTGGTGGTAGAGCTAATAGATCGCCATTAGATCCGTGATCATGAAATGTGTATCCCATTTCAGCAAAGAAGCTGGTAATGTTAGTGACATTGGATTTTTGGATTTCTACAAAAAATACTGGTTTATAGGCATCAATCCAGTCTTGTGAAGAGTTCAAAACAATCTCTTCCATACCTTCAATATCTAATTTAATAAAATCTACGTGCTCGTTAAACCAGTCCAATGGGTAAACTTCCACTCTTTCAGTATGGTTTTTAACCATATCACCGTTATCAGATTTTTCAATTGGCAGTAATTCAAAACCACCAAAGTTTTGATAGGCATCATAGTCTGGCAACAAAGCATTAATGTGATCCGTATCGTAGTCGCCAATTGCATAGTTATAAGGATAAACATTACGAAAACCGTTTAAACTTACCATTCCGCATAATTGGTAAAAGATTTGG